ATTCGCCATTTTCTCTTCATGGGCGAATTCCATTTCCTTATTTTTACGGTTCTCTCGTTTAGTCATCCAACCACCAAACAAGCCCGTAATGGCTCCAAGCCCGGGTGATGCCAATACGCCAAGGATTGTCTCAAGCATTGTCTTTACCCATTACCGTTAGTTGAAAAGGTTCTGTCCCAAGTAACTCCTTCATCTTCCTTAGTGCTGTCCGACTCTGAAGTACTGCTGGCTTCTGGCCTAAAAGCCCCCGCTTCATCCCTAGTATGACGCACCCCTTTGTATGTGATACCAGATTCCCGTTGTGCATCAGAATCCCTGAGCGATTCGATACCTTCAGAATGTGCCAGACGTTCCTGTATTTCCCGCTTGCGCTCCTCGGCAAAAAAGTGACTTCGTAAGTCCCCGAAGGAATGCAGCTTATGTTTGAACGATTGTTTAGCCATGGTCGTTCTATTGTATGGAAAACCTCGCCACCAACGACGAGGATTCCATCAGTATGTGTGCTGAAATGCTGCCTTAAAAGGTAAGCATTACGCAAGCAGCAACCCGTCATTGACGTTACGCCAAATCGTGCCATCACAGAACGCCAATCCGCCATTTACATCCGCATCAGACACAAAAGCGATTGTGCCGGGGCGAATTGTTGTGGGATCGGGCATTGTTGCCACTGTGTATGATTTCAGTTCTACTGTCCCGAACCGGGGATCGTTTCGCCATGCCATTAGACTTATCTCCTAATGTAGTGAGTTAAACGGGAGTTTGCTCCACGTTGAGTTTGTCCATCTGACCCTTCTTGTTGCGGTCAATCTTGATGGTCTTCTTGACTTTACCAGAGGTGTTGTCAATTTGCACATTTAAAACCATGGGTTCTTGTTTTTCTTCTTTTTTATCACCAGACTTATCCACAGACTTATCCACAGACTCAGCCTCTTTCTTTTTGGCCTCGGCCTCCTTGATTTGACGATCTGCAGCCTTTTCGTCCATAACAAGCGAGTGTTTCTCCATATCTGCTTCCGCGTTAATCTCATTCCTCTGAATGATTCGAGCGGTTTCTTCCTGCATCAGTCGGATCTTCATTTCCTCGTCACGCTGATTTTTGTCCAATTCCACTTCTTTCTTGGCTCGAATCTCGGCCATCTTCTGATCATGCGCCAGTGAGATCTTCTGCATATCGATTTCTTTCATATCTTGCTTGTGTTGGAATTCGACCTGAGCACGATCTCCCTCACCCTTCTGGCGAATCTGTTCAAGCTGTATATCATTCTGGGCTTTAATTTGTTCTGGATCAGGAGGAGGATTGTCTTGCAGTGCTTGTTGTTTGGCTCGCAGAACCTCCTTATTAGGAACAATGCCATCAAGATCTGAGTCTTTCGCAACGGCACGGAGGATATCAGCGCGTCCCTCTACACCAATAATTTGCATATCGATGTCGTTTCCAGTCAAGGACAAGAACTCATTCCTTCGTTGTTGAGCCATATCCTTCAGGAGAAGGGCATTAGCACCCCGGGCGACAACTTTAGCATCACCTTGTATGGATGTATCCTTGGTGGTAATCATGTTGAAGTAATACATCATCTCGATAGCGGGACGAGTAACCCCGTAATCAAAGTTCCCAATAGCGGATTTTATTCCTTTCGCCGCGCTATTCATCAACATAGACAAGCCTGATGCGGTTGATCCTGCGCCCTGAACCTTCTCGTTGCCATGGGCATAACGAGGAATAGAGGTCGCGTCATCGGCTTTTTGTTCGAATCGCTCGTATACCGTCATTAACTCGTTGGCATTAGACTGGGGCTGAAAGAATTGTACTGTATTCCCTCCGCCAACTTCAGAGCCACGAGTCTGCCAGATCTTCCAAGGATAGATGTCCAGCTCGTTTTCCAGAGGACTTAGCCGCTCATAATTCACTTCAACCTGTGGGCCAGAAGCCATGGACATATTATTAACCAAGGATCTGGCTGTCGCATTGCAGAATTCCTGAATGTCGTTCATCAGGTATCGAATGGAGTTGCCCCAAAAACCCCCGGGAATGGGGTCATAACTTGCCTTGTGGTAAGGTCGTCGGGCCAATGGATCATTGTTGATGGTGCATCGAATAATATATCGGCCAATCAATATCGCATCAATCTGGTATTCAGCCAGTGGGTCACTGATTCCGGGGACTCCCCAGTCCTTTAAATCCTGACCTTGAACTGCGCCCCAGTAATGCAGTCCATCAATCAAGCCGCTCTTACCATCCCGCCACCAAGAATCCTTCTTTTCATTCTCGTGACGTTCGGAATCGTACCAGAGCCACTCCCGGTAACCTTCTGAGTAATTTTCAAGTACCTCACGGATTTCACTATCCTTGTATCCATGGACACCAATCATGTTATACAACTCACCCCTTTGGAGTCGAATATGCTCGATCAGGTGGCCATCATTAACCGACTCTGCTTCTGGGCTGGGGTAGATATCAAAAGGGCTTACGCGCTCAAATTCAGGCTGCAGGACATCCTTGATAATCGGCTTCATGTTACCGAAATTATGTTTCCAAACCAGATTTTTGCGCTTCTTCATCATCGGCCCCTTCATAATGCAGGCTGAAAATGTCGTGAAGTCATCAATCAGGTCATTCATGACCTTGCCCCACTTCGCTTCAGTGAGTTGATCATCAATCTTTCGTTCCATTTTTTCGCAGGAATTTTCCGCCTGCTCTGTAATCTCAATCGCTAAAAGCTCCCTCAAGGCAGTAAAGTTCTGCTGGTCTCCTCCCATTTGCATGACGCGCTCGGCAACTGCTTTTTCAGCCCATGGAGGAAGATCTGGTACAGGCGTTGGATCAATGCCCCATGCCTTCTCGTCTTCAGGAAGGGCGATATCCTTTATCCAATTCGCTGCTGCCCGTTGCTTTGTGGCAGTAATCATCATGTAGATTTCAGAGCCACCCTGTTGGCGTATCTGCTGAAGCTTCTGGGGACTGTATTCTCCATTGCGAGCACGAATATCTTCCAGTAAACCCTCTTCTACTCGAAGTTTCGCCTGACGATTGCTGTACCAGTGCTCCTTAATATGACGGACAAGAGAACTCTCGACAATCGGCGTTAAATCCGCCTGATCGTCCGTTTGGAGCTGGGAGCCGGGGACAACCCTTAATAACCCATACGACATGCGTTGAATCTCCCTTCATGCGCCTTTTCAGAGAGTGCATGAATATTATCGAATAAATTAGTGAAGTAATCTTTTTCCGTCAAAGATTTGATGATATCGATATCGAGATCAAGTTCCATTTCGGGAGCGACTTGAATCCGAATTAAAACATGTCCCTCTTTTTTGTTTCTCCCACGGAATACCCGGGGATTACTATAAGGGAACTTCGAAGTAATCCCATTAATGATTGGTTGTACGTTGATTTCGGTCTTCATGTCCACCCCGCAGCAGATCTTGGTCTTATCGTCTTTGGTCGTGCTCTGACAACATTCAATCCATGCCTGAGCTTGCTACATAGGTATTGAACAGCATCATGAGGATGTGAGAACTTGTTTTTGGCCGGGACATCTTTATAGCGCTCTTCGCCAACAATCTGAACCCGCTCGTACTTATATCCGCCATTAAATCCCTTACGTACCTGTTTACAGCGGGGATCAATAATAAAGCCAGAGCCACCTTCTCGATCCATGCTCTTCATATAAAACCGGACGCTATCCAGTCGTGCGATAACTTCATTCGTGGGGGCAGAATCTGTTGGGATACCTTCTTGTGCCAAGATGTCCATACAAGAGGTTTGTTCCGTTTGGCTGCGTTGCTTTCCTGCAGGGTCGCCAACCGATACGATAGAAACACCATCAAATTCATTCTGAAGGGCTGGTTTGACAATATCTCGAGCAAATTCGCGTATCCCCCATATCCTCGGTCGTCCACTCCCGCAAAAGCCGCAGTTGTCCATGGGGTGAGACCTGACCCGCAACACAGGCTGGCGTCAAACCATAGTCCCAACCCAGATACAAAGGAATCCCGCGATAGACCTCAAGTTCGGTTTTTGAACAATGAATATCGTCGTTGTATTCGCCATAAACAGGTTTTCCGTCATGAATTGATCCATAAAGACCCATGATGTAGACATCAATCCAGTCCTGATCCTTGCCCCATACCTGTCGGAGCCAATACTCATAACCAATGGGTTGATTGCAAACATTCTCGGCATCTGGATTCGGAATATAAGCGCCATCGTCCAGTTTGATCAAGGCAGGTGGTTGGTGAAAGAACTCATACCCTTGTGGGCGTTTCTCTTCGGCAAGCGTGTAATACCAGTGGTCGTCATCAGGGGGGTTGGTATCCATAATGATACCAGACCATGTCGGGCCACCTTGGCGTTTAGCTGGATATCGGGCAACACGACCCGTTGCGCCATCAAGGACTTGTTTGGGGATCTCCCGGGCCTCGTTTAGCCAAGCACCCGTTAGTTCAAGCGATAATAGCTTTTTGACGTCTGTGGGCTTATCCAGAGCAAGAAATAATACCTCCATCTCGACTCTTGTCCCATCTGGGAGCGGGAAATTAACTTTCCCTGTAATCGGTGGTGCCCAGTTGATTTGACAGATCTCTGGAGGAAACCAGTCCTCAAAAGTCTTAATCGTTGTGCTTTTTAATTCAGGGTAGGTATTTCGTATCGCCGCCCAGCGACTTTTTCGAATACCATTATAAGGCTGTTGGGCAATCCCTTTAGTCAGGATCTCAAGCGTACATCCAACCGACTTCCCACTGCCGATTGGCCCCATGATCCCTCGCACAAATGCAGAGCTGGCATGAAACTTGGAAACGACTGGTTCAGCCTGATAACCAATGTCAACCACTCCCGACACGTTTGTACTCTCCTTCAATCACTGGCTTGTCACTGCCTAAATTGATATTCATGCTCAGATTCATCTGGCTGGCATCAACCTTGTCAGAAAACATTCTCATATGCTTTCCGATCAATTCCAGAGATTTCGTCGCACCACCCGCATCAAACTTGAACAAGATGGGATTTCCTTCCTCATCACGCTCTGCAACCTCATACTGCATACATCGGTCACAAATATCACGAAGACGGCCAATAACCCAGTCCTCGTCCATCTCCATACGCTTCTGACGCTCAGTCATCAGCTTCCCAATGTAATCTCGTACCTCGGGCTTCCTGAGCATCTTGCCACCCATCACTGACGCAGTCTTGCGCTGGACATCCGGCTTGATCTTTAAATAAGCCTCAACAATATCCTGAGCAGGATCTGAGACCAGATAGTGACAAAAACTATGCTCTATCGGTGGCAGTCCACTTCGAGTAGGGACTACTAAATGCATCAATCAGTGTCGTTGGCAGTGTCAACATCAAAAATACCACGACCCAACTTGCGGTCAGACATATTCACCGCCCGGGAGTCGTCTTCCTTCATCCGCCGCCTCAAGTAAGGATCGTTCTTGATTACGCCAATCTTCTTGGGCTTGTGACTATAAGTGAAAATCTTGCTCTTCATATCACTTCTCCGCTGCTTTCTTTTGAGCCTTCTTCGCCTCTAACTCAGCACGAATCTTCTCAATCTGCGCATGCGACAGATTCCGCATATCCCGAATGGCCTTATTTTTATCCTTATTCATCGTCTGACCCGATACAGGCGGCTTCTTCTCCGGCTTTGTCTCCTGACCAGCCGCCTGATTCGCCATATCATGCTTCTTCAAAGCCTGTACCGTGTCCGTACCCGATGCAACCGAACTAATCGATGACTTAATACCATTCACCAATCCTTCAAAAAAACCAACGGACTTATTACTTTTTGCCTTCATGCTTTAACCTCTTGGCAAACGCCTTTCGCCTCTTGGCACGGTCGGCAGCCTTAGCCGCCGCCATACCCTTAAGCAATTCCTTCTGACGCTTGTTTAGCACTTAAACTTGGTCGCACTCTTGGCGCTCTTGCCACCCTTCGTCTTCTCCTTCACAGAACTGGCATCCGGCGCACCTGTGCCGCTCTTGAAATGTCCAATCTTCTTGTTGCCCATTGACTCAGATCCATATTTCATTGATTTCATTAACTTGTCTCCAATGTGTTTGACTCGTATCCACAAGTATATACACACCTTATCCACATGCAAATATTAATCTATATAAGCATCCTCTAATAGACATTACCGAAAAGAGAGAAAAATTTTTTCTGGCAAATCGTGGATGTGGTGTACCCATAGTCTACCCCCCGCTCCTCGCTGCGACATTCCGGGGTGGTGGGGTCGGTCATCCATCCACGCGTTCATTCGTTTATGTGTTCGTTGGTTCCATCGCGTTCTTTCATGTATGCATGATGATGCATATTAATGCGGTTGCTGCGGGTGATGTTTGATGTATGTCATCACATGTTGATGGTGCAGAATGATTGCGCCAATCTGACGGGTGGCTGCTCTGGTGTGGGTGATTGCGCGCTTTCCTTATATGGGCACACAGGAGGTCGATCACTCTTAATAGTGCTGATTCGCTTGATTTGGGCATGAATGAGCATAAACGGACGCTCTCATTTGCTCTGTAATCGACGATCTCAATAGTAGGCATGCACTAGTATGGGTGGATTTCGGGGTATTCAGGTATACATGGATATATATCTATCTATGATAAAGCTTTGCTTTACATATAAG